CGCCCGATGTGGCGGCCTCCATGGCGGCAAGCAGCTTGATCAGCGTGGACTTGCCCGCGCCGTTCACGCCCACCAGCGCGATTCGATCGCCGCGCTCGATCACAAAGTGTACGCCGGAAAATACGCGCTTGGGGCCATAGCTTTTGGCCAGATCTTTGGCCTCGGCTACCATCCGCCCGCTGGAGCGCGGCTGGGGGAAGGAAAAATGGATGGCCTTTTCCTCCGGCGGGATTTCAATCTTCTCCATCCGCTCCAGGTGGTTCTTAACAGCCAGTGCTCCATACGCTTTGTTCACCTGGCCTCCCGTATACTAGGTTGTGAGCCTCCCCCGGACCGCACCCTGGGGAGGCTCATTTCCCTTCCCCTACTTGTTACATCATCCCCTGGAGCTTCTTGACGGATGGCACTTTCGCATCCTTCAGGGGCTTGACGATCCTGGCGCGAAGCCGGACGCTTGCGGGCTTGGCCTTGATCTCGACTTCCTCGCCGGTTTGTGGATTGCGGCCCATCCGCTTCTTCTGCGGCGGACGGACTGCCGGCCCAACAACGATCCCGGCGACCTTCACGCGCTCGCCGTTCGCCATCGCTTCGACGACGAACTCGTTGAGGGCATCCAAGAAGACCTTGGTGTCCTGCCTGGTCGCTCCGACGCGCTCGGAGATGTCCGCGATCATCTCGGACTGTGTAACCAGTGGTAGTGCCACTTTGCTCCCTTCGTTGATCAGATCAGGCCGCACATCCGTGCGGTACGCGGCCACGGATAGAAACCGCTGACTCGCCAGTAGCGTTCAGCGGCCCACATTTGTTCGAGCGGCGAAGCGAGGTTGGCCGTATCGACGCCGGTGTATGGCGTCCCGAAACGGTGCCACTCGCTGCTGCCGAATTGCACCCCGCCCCAGTACGGCGCTCCATCGTCCGTCCAGGATCCTTCGTGGCTATGGATACAAAGCCACTCGGAGTAGTGCGGAGGCAGGGGAGGGTGTAGAGCATCCCATCGCTTCTGGTATCGAGCCAGAAGCTCCTTGTGCCAGCGGAGCGCCGCCTTGTGCCAGCGGATGCCCTGTTCATAGGCAGCCGCGAGGTCACTGTAGTCAGACAGCGTGCGAAGATTCCGGCGCGCAGTGAGCTTGGCGCTCGCGTACCAGTTGATCGCGTGTTTGTCATGGTCGATGCTCCGTTTGAAGTATGAGATGCGTTTTTCAAGGCTGATCTTCTTGTGGTGATACAGGAAATGTGCTTGGGCTGTTTGTCCCGCGATCCCTCCCAGGATCGCTAGGAGGGTCACGGTTAGTGACAGCTTGCGCAACATGCGGAGGGTTCTCCTTGTTAGTTGACTGGTCGTGTGGGGCTACTTGCTATTGCCACCCGATTTGCACGGGTCCCACGCGGCGCCAGTTTGGTTCAGCTATCACCCCTCTCTGCTCGGGCATCTTCGATCCGGTCATGCAACTCGTTCAGGTCATGGAACGTCTGGATCAGCAGATCGGTAAGGCGATCAACCTCTTCGTCGCTCATGGCGTCTATCTGCTCAGGCGACTCAATTGACTTCTCCAGGCGGTTGTACTCCGCAAGCTGAACGAGGAACGACCGCTTCATATGGGTAAGCTCGAAAGCATCCATGTCTCTCCCTAAACCTGTAGAACCCAGCAGTCGTGAATCGAGATCTGCCGAGTTGCCCAACCTGGTTTCACGCCCTTGACCAGCAGCAGGTCCTTTCCCAGGTCGATCTTCCAGAGCGCCGCCTTGAAGCGCGGATAGCGCCAGCGGTCGCAACGGATGATCAGCTGATCTGTCTCGTCGTCGCAGACCATGACCATCCACTCACGCAGGTCGGGATCCCGTACCTCTTCCGGCTTCAGCTCGACGCCGGTGCGGGCACGGTTAACCTCGAACAAGTCGCGGACGTTCCGGCTCTGGACGGTGCCGATCCATGTAACTGCGATGTCATCGCTGCGGAAGTAGGGCAGGTCAGACGCGGTGTGAGTCGGCATCGGTAGCCGTAGCCGTCGCGAGCGAATGTCCTTCTTGACATCCTGGATCGCCTTATCGAGCCAGAGCGCGTTGAACGGATCGTCCGTCTCTGCGAAGTCTTTGATGGACTTCAGCTTCTTCGGGCCGACTCCCTTCACTGCGATCAGGCTGTCCCAGGTGATCCGATGGCCGTTCTGCTGACTCCGCCAGTCGATGATGCTCTCCGCAAGCTTTGGGCCGATTCCCTTGACCTGGGTCAGGCCACCGTAGACCTTCCTGTTCTTCCGCCCCCAACTCAACCCACTCGTCCGAGGATTCGGCGGCAGTACCTTGACTCCGTGATGAGATGCGTCCCGGACAAGCACCGAGATTTTGTCATCCCTGCCAGAGCGGATCCGTAGCGTCTCGGCGTAGAACAGGTCAGGATAATGCCGCTTGAAGTACATTGTCGCCCAACCGATCATCGTGTAGGCGACGGCATGTGCGTTGTTAAAGGCGTACGAGCCGGCAGTGATGCACTGTCCCCAGATCTCTTCGATCAGGTTGTCGGACATATCCGGGTGTAGCTCGTGCGCCCCGTCTACGAACTGCTGCTTGCGGCGGTTGAACTCCTGCTCTCCGATCTTGCGCGAGATGATCTTGCGAACCTCGGCCCTATGTGTCCAGTCGAAGTTGCCGATCTCGCCCAGGATGCGGAGGATCTGTTCCTGGTAGACGATCTGGTAGTAGGTCGCTCCGGTGATCTTGTCAAGAGCAGGGTGCCGTTCGCTCGGCTGCTTGTTCCCATGCTTGATGTCGATATACTCGTTCACGGAGCCGTTATGGAGAGGGCCAGGTCGAGCGAGCGCATTCACGTCTACGCACTCCTTGAAGGAATCCGGACGGAGCGCCCCGCACACATATCGCATCGCACGACCCTCAAACTGGAAGATCCCGATGACGTCGTTCTCCTGAAAGCCCTTCAGCGTCTCCTCATCGGCCAGGTCGATGTTGTAGAGATCATCCAGCGTCCAGCCTAGCTCCTGCCGACAACGGTTCAGCATCGTCATGTTCGCGAGGCCGAGGAAGTCGAGCTTCAGTAGCCCCTTCGACTCGGCATCGTACTTGTCCATCGAAACGACCTGAACCTTCTCCCCATTCACTTCGCGCTCATAGACGGCAGCTACCTCGGTGATTGGCCCGGTCGAGACAACTGTTCCTGCCGCGTGTACGCCGAAGCCACGATAGTTGCCTTCCAGATCCATCGCAATACCGAGATCGGGATGCTCCTCGAAAACCTCGCGAGCTGCCTCAAACTGTAAAACCGTGTCTTCGATTGTCGCTGAGGCGCGAAGGTCGCCGGACGACCGCTCGATCAGGACATCCTTGATCCGCTCGATCTTCCAAGGTGGAACGCGGTATACGCGACCAACGTCATCGAGGCTATTCTTGGCCTTGTATCCGGTGAAGGTTCCGATCTTGCTGACGCACTCCGGGCCGTACTTCCCGACCAGGTAAGCATCTACCTTGTAGCGAGTCTCGGAGTCGAAGTCCAGGTCAATGTCGGGGAGATCCTGCCGCGTAATGTCGATGAACCGCTCGAAGACGAGATCCGGATACTTGACTGGATCGACTTCGGTGATCCGGAGCAGCCAGCAGACCAACGAAGCGGCTGCCGAGCCTCGGGCAGGGCCGACGGCAACATCGTTGTCCTTCGCGTATCGGACGGCATCCCCGACGACCAGGAAGTAGTCGCAAAAGTCCTTGTCTTCGATGACCTTCATCTCCATCTCCAGCCGCTCTCGGTACCGGCGCTGGAGCCTGGGGGGTAGAGCATCGCAGCGCCGGTACCGCCAGCCCCTCTCGATCTCGTCGCGCCAGTAGGCAATCCGGCCGTTCTCCATACGGAGATACTTGTCTTCCAGACGCCAGCGAACCATAGGCAGCGATGGCAACTCGACTCGGCAGCGTTCGTAAATCTCTTCCGAGCTTAAGATGGCCTGGATTGCTTCTTTCCTCGTCAGGCCTGTTGCCACGAGCTTGCGCACCAATGAAGCATCGTTCATCGGAGGGCAGAGGTTTTCGTTGTAGCCCCAGGTCCGAGCTTGCTCCTCCAGCGTCAGCTTGCCGGATCTGACCGCGTGAAGGACTTGTTGGATCTCCTTCTCGGTCGGAATCGTGTAATGGCAGTCGAGCGTGGCTACGAGGGGAATTCCCAAGTCACGCGACATCTGTGCAATGAGAGGATTTGCTCGTTTGGTTTCTTCAAGAGTGGGGAACGCCTGTACTTCGAGGTAGTAGGCGTCTCCAAAAGCTTGCTTGAATCTTCGAGCAACAGCCTTCCCTCTGCTGTAGCTCGCTTCAGACGGCGATATGAGTTTGCCGCCGACCAAGCTGCTGAAGAGGAGTGATCCCTGACAACCCGAGAGGATGACAAGACCTTCCCGGTGATCATTGAGCATTCTCCAATCTGCGGTCGGATGATAGTGGAACCCCTCTGCGTACGTCTTGCTAACGAGCTGAAGGAGATTCTGGTACCCAGGTTGATCCTCGGCCAGAACGGTGAGATGGTACTTCTTCTGCTGAGCGTTCTCACCGAGCTGCCCGGTGTACAACTCGACACCGAAGATCGGCCGGACGCTTGCCTTCAGCGCCGCCTTCTCTAGCTGGACGTGGCTGGAGACGTTGCCGTGTTCGGTCATCGCTACCCCTCGCATGCCGATCTCGGTTGCGCGCCGGACGTGCGCTCCGGGCAACTGATAGCCGTCGAGGTAGCTGAAGGTCGAGTGATGGTGAAGCGAGACAAACTTCATCTCTCGTGTCCGTCGAGGCAAGCGCCGCGTCTTCTGGGACTTGCGTACCCAAAGGGGCTGCTCGTCATGATCGCACTCGTCATCGGCAGCAATGTGCTGCCTAAACCCGGTGGCTTCAAATTGTTCTTCGCGACCGATCAGGACGCGATCCTGGTGCTTGTGCTTAGGCATTAGCAAGCTCCAGGAGAACGTCGCCGTGGCAGGGCTTTGGAGCGCACCAACAACCGAGCACTTTGCCGCGTAGCTCCGGCAGCGCCGCCATAAGCTCTACGTTGTCCAAGAGCCAGCGCCGATACTTCTCGATGGCTTCCGCTCGCGTAGCGACTTTGAACGTGGCGCGAGTCCCATCTAGGTGCGAGAATGGATTGCCCCACTTCGATGGTCGGCCGATGTAAACGTCGTAATGCTCTATGCGACAATGCACAACTCTGGGTTCAACCTTTGTAGCCATCTTCACCCGCTTCCGTCCCGTAGAAAGGCATTCCAGCCTTTCGTTTTTGAAAGATCATGCAAATGCGTGACGTGTGGTTCGGACGTAATACTACTACGATCCGAAAAGCGTGGTTGCAGCGCGCAGGACGTGCTGGCTCCTTATCCCCGTACACCACGACCCAGCCACCCTCCCTCGTCACCCGGACAGCCTCGCGGATGTACTGCGCTTTGTTGAGCTTCGGCGTGCCGTAGAGATCCGCTGCCTGCTGATCACTGTACGGCGGGTCGAGGATCACGCAGTCGAACGACTCGTTCATGAACGGTATGTCATGTGCGTCCCAAACGAGATCAGGCTTGGTCTCCGGTTTCAAGTCCATGCGAATGCCGTATTCGGCCAAGCCGCCGAACGGCTGGAGGATCGCTTGCGGATATCCGAGCAACCTGATCAGATTCTCTTCAAAGAAGCGCGGGAAGCCGCCGATGTACTTGGACACCGGAGGTCGTGGGAGTGTCCAGACAATTGTCGAGATCACGACTTTCGCATTCGTCTAACTGGACGAAGATGTGAGTGAGGTACGAAGTACGCAGGGGTGCGACCTCCGTGAGCGTGAAGCCATCTCTCTCTCTTCGCATGTCTACCCCTGATCCAGCCGACGACATTGAAGTGTGGAGCTTTCCCTGTGACAAGGATGAAGTTATCCGACGATCTGTCACCCTTCCTGATGTTTAGTTCGTGCCATTTCAGACGCCTTGTCCGAACCTGGAAGCCTCCAACATCAGTTCCGTTCTTGAACGTTCCGACTGTCCCTACATACGGAATTCCTAGCGCCTTCGCAGCAGCTGCTTCCCCGCATGCCCCCTCGATGTGAATGGTCCAGCCGTTCTCAGGATCGGCACCGTACCGATCCGGGAGGCCGCGAAACAGTGCTTGAATGTGGCGTCTTACACCAACCATGGCAGCCTCGTACATCTCTTCCTCGGTTAGATTAACTCGCATCGAGATCACAGCCTCTTTGTCCAGTTGACAATAGAGGGGATGTGATCGGTGCAGAAGTCGGCCATCTTGTACATGAGATCAGGTATGACTGGTTCCTCCTTGAACAAGACACCAACCGGAAGCCCCTTCCCGATGAACCATCCTGCCTCTAAGTGGGCAGAACGTCCAGACGGGAGGATCAGGATGCATGCCCTCGACTCCAGCATGTGGATCCAATCACGGTCGAATCCGGTGTTTGCTTGTGGCGAAGACGCCATTCGGATGTAATCGGTGAAGGTGAGATTCTTGTCCTTGTAGTCCGGATCAACTTCTGACCAGTGAAAGCCGCCGTCCGAACGGAAGTCATAATGACGAATGTTGGCTTCAGCCAATGCGGTACTCACCTCATCGATGAAGGGATTTCGCCAGCTACTTGCGAGGTAGATCATTGGTACTCCACAGCCTTCACATCAGAGATCCTTATTTGGACAGGAACTTGTCCGATTGTTTTCCCGACTGGACGAACGTTCAAAGTCATCCATCCATCTCCGAGTCCTACTTGATTCCATTCTCGGATCTTGTTCGTGACGTGATCCCAGGA